ATTCTACTGCCCATACGTTCCTCTACAAATGGTTCGTGCAGTTGATCCTAACAGCTTCCAACCAAAGATTGGTTTCAAGACTCGTTACGGTATCGTTGCTAACCCATTCGTTAACTTGGATGATGGCACTTCTGGTCAAGACAACTTGACTTCTGATGCTAACTACTACTACCGTAAAGTTAAGGTTACTAACCTAATGTAATCGGATCGTCGGTTATTAAACCGACGCTAAGATCGGTATTTCAGGGGATCTCTTTTGGGATCCCCTTTTTCATGGAGTATAAATAAAATTATGGCACTATCAGATTCTCTATACCCAAATAATTTAAATCCGTTATCACCCAACGGGTTTAACTTCTCCATCACGAAGTTACCAAACGTTTCGTTCTTCTGTCAACGTGTTTTAATTCCATCAATCTCTTTGACATCTATTGACAGACCAACACCGTTTATCAATACACCAATCCCTGGTGAAATTATGTCTTTCTCTGAATTGAACATTCAATTTTTGATCGACGACAAGATGGAAAATTATAGAGCTATATACAATTGGATTGTTGCTCTAGCGTATCCTGAGGATAATGACCAATATAAGAAGTTTGTTAATTCTCAAGGTGCTACAGTGTATTCTGAGTTGGCAAGAAACTACTCTGATGCGACAGTAGCGGTATTGGACGCTCAAAATAATCCAACAATGGGGTTTACATTTTATGATATGTTTCCAACATCATTAGACCCTATTCAATTAGAATCAACTGCCATGGACGTTAACTATGTCATTGGTTCTGCTACTTTTAAATATTCATATTTTACATTAAACAACAACACTTAATTTCGCCGAAGGCGTGGAGATATTATGACACTTGATGAGATACAGAATGAATGGGAAAAAGACGCTGAGGTAGATGATAACTATCTCGGCGAAACAGCAATTGCTACTCCCAAGCTACATGCAAAATACCTTAAACTGCTAATTGGCGTCAAACTAAAGCACACCAAACTTCAGGCAGACTACTTCCAACTCCGTAAAAATAAGTTCAGATACTATCGAGGTGAACTCGGTAAGGAAGAACTCAACGATTTGGGTTGGGCTCAGTGGCAAGGTGTTAAACCACTTAAAAACGAAATGGACGAATTCCTTCAAGGTGATACTGATCTCACTACATTGAAGGTTCGTGCTGAATACTTAGAAACAATGATATATCTTTTGGAATCTATCCTTGGTCAGATTAAAGCCCGTGACTGGCAAATCAAATCAGCCATTGAATGGAAGAGGTTCCTAGCAGGAATGTAATGACTACTTTATACGCTGAAAAACTAGACGAAGTCTACATGCGAGTTTTCGGGGACGCGTCCGCTGAAAAAGAACTGGCAGACTTCTTTACATACGAATATCCAGGAGCAAGGTTTACTCCACAATACAAAGCACGTTTATGGGACGGTAAAGTGCGCCTGTATGATGCTTTCCGTAAAACACTGTACATTGGTTTGTATGAATACCTTGAAAAGTTTTGCGAGCGTAACGGTTATGAGCTTCAAACTAAAACTGATATGCGAACCGTTGTCAGTTGTGGTATGGACACGCTTGAAGAATTTACAGAGTGGTTAAACCTAAGAGGTCGCGGTCAACCTATTGAGATTCGTGATTATCAACTTGAAGCTGTTTATACTGCCATCAATAGAGAACGTACATTACTTCTTTCACCAACTGCATCAGGTAAGTCTCTGATCATTTACAGCACAATGCGATGGCACTTAAACAACAAACGTAAGTGTATTTTGATTGTACCAACTACTTCTCTCGTCGAGCAGATGTATGCTGACTTTGAGGATTACTCATCAGCCAATGGCTTTGATGTTGGTAATCATTGCCAAAAACTTTACTCTGGTTTCCCAAAAGAGTTTACCAAAGATGTATTGATCACTACATGGCAGTCAATCTATCTACAACCAAAGGGTTGGTTCAGACAGTTTGACGTTATCTTCGGCGATGAAGCTCACCAGTTTAAAGCTAAATCTTTAACTACAATCATGGAGAAACTTGATACAGTTAAGTATCGAGTTGGCACAACAGGTACATTGGATAATAAAAAGATTCACCAGCTAGTTCTGGAAGGCGTCTTTGGTCCAGTACACCGTGTTACCACTACCAAAAAATTGATGGATGAGGGTAAATTAACAACGCTAAATATTACGTGTCTGATACTGAAATATAGTGAAGAGATTCGTAAAGAACGTAATAAGAACTCATACCAAGACGAAATGGATTTTCTTGTTGGCAATGAAAAGCGTAACAAGTTTATCCGTAATCTGGCAGTAAATTCTAAAGGTAACACGCTGGTCCTTTTTCAATACGTTGAAAAGCACGGCAAAGTTCTATACGATCTTATCTTGGATAAGGTACATGAAGGGCGACAAGTGTTCTTTGTGCATGGCGGCACTGATGTGACCGACCGCGAAGCTATTCGCCATATTACAGAAAAAGAAAGCGATGCGATTATTATTGCAAGCTATGGTACTTTCTCAACTGGTATTAACATCCCTTCAATTGAGAACGTAATCTTTGCTTCTCCAAGCAAATCGAAGATTCGCAACCTACAATCAATTGGTCGTGGTTTGCGTTTGAAAGATGGAAAAGCAGCTTGTAACTTATACGATATTGCCGACGACATGCATTGGAAGTCGTGGAAGAATCATACGTTGAATCATGCAGCAGAACGCTACAAAACGTATGTGGAAGAAGAATTTAAGTTGAAGATGGTAGAGGTGAATCTGTATGGATAAGCAGTATGTTGTTGTCAAACTTGTTTCAGGGGAAACGGTTATGGCAATGTTTGAAGGTGAAGATGAGAAGTTTGTAAAGATTGAATATCCAATACAAATTAAAACTATCGTAATCCCAGAATTGCAAAGGGAATCTATTTCGGCATCACCTCTGTGCCAATTTAGCGACGCAACATCTTTTGTGCTCGAGAAGACGCACATTATATACATTAAGAAGTTGCATAAACAATTTGTCTCGCATTACAAGAACTTCATTAAATCTTATGAAGAAGCCTTGATTCCTACAACGAGATCTTCAATCCAAGAAACGCTCAGCGAATACTTCGATGATGCAGAGCATCTTACATTAGACGAAATCAACAGACGAATCGAAATGCTAGAGGCTATTGCAGGAGGAGAAGTACCAGAAGAGGAACTAGATGTCATGTTATCAGTAATGGAAGGTAATGACACAATCCATTAACTCATATCAAACCCGACACGGGTATTATCCTACAATGGCAAGTAAAAGGCAAGTTTATTTTTGATACGGAGTTCTTGCGAACTTACAAGAATAAAATACTTGCCTTTTCATACATAAACCCTTATAATATGAACATGCCTCTACTATTAAAGAGGAAATATATTAATGGCACACTACGTCAACAACGCTGATTTTCTAGCGGCTTTGATTGCTCATAAAGATAGAGTCAACGAAGCGAAAGAAAAGGGTTTGCCAAAACCCATCATCCCTGATTACGTTGGGGATTGTATTCTTAAAATTGCTAACCACTTAGCATATAAACCGAACTTTATCAACTACTCATATCGGGATGATATGGTACTTGATGGGATTGAGAACTGCATTCAGTATCTAGACAACTTTAATCCTGATAAGTCTAGCAATCCGTTCGCATACTTTACTCAAATCATTTACTACGCATTTCTTCGTAGGATTACGAAGGAAAAGAAGCAAGCATATATCAAAGGTGCTCTAATTCAGAACATGCCTTTTGAAGCCTTTGAATTACAAGATGGTGATGACGGTGAATATCATAATCAATACCTTGAGTTCATGCAGCAACATGGCACCTTCGATGATTCTTTTATCCAACGTAAAGAGAAAAAGAAGAAAGCTAAAGCTAATACGCTTGATGAGTTTATTGAAGATACCAATGATTATGGTGAGGAAGGTAAAGAAGAATGAAGGTAGCAATTATCACAGACCAACACTTTGGCGCTCGTAACGATAGTATCGCATTCCTAGATTATTTTGAGAAGTTTTACAATGATGTATTCTTTAGAACCTTGGCTGATAATAGCATTAACGTCGTTCTCGTTTTGGGTGACACCTTTGATCGTCGCAAATATGTTAACTTCTATGCCCTCCAACGAGCGAAAGAAATGTTTTTTGATCGTCTTGCTAACGCAGGTATCACTGTTCATATGCTTGCTGGGAACCATGATACTTACTTTAAAAATACCAACGACGTAAATTCTCCAGACCTTCTGTTAAGAGAATACACTAACATTAACGTGATTGATCACCCTGCTACGATCTACGTTGATGACATTCCTATCTGCATGATGCCTTGGATTTGCCCTGAGAATTATCAGGACTCTATTGATACTATCAATGATACCAAAGCTGAAATCTGTATGGGTCACTTTGAAATTGCAGGTTTTGCCATGTATAGAGGTATGGAATCACATGATGGACTTTCTAAAGAAACATTCGACAAATTTGACATGGTTTTTAGCGGGCATTATC